GCTTTCAACGACAACTCCTTATTGCGGAAAATCGCATTATCTATTACTGTGAAGTCGCTGTTCTTTTCTTTTCTCAATACGCTCATATCGCACCTATCCTTTAGAATGGAATCTCTGTTTCCGCCTGCTCGAATCCGTCTTCCTCAAACAGAGCAGACATAATCACAATCTGTGGGGAGTTCCTTGTGTTGCCGTCACGGTCTGTGTAAGACTCAACGCTCATAAATCCCTCAAAGTCGCAGAGCGCTCCGTTCTCAATCTTGTCAGGGGCATCGGCTTTCTTGCTGAACACTACTGGGATGTAGCAATTCACATACTTGCCATCCTGATTCTTCTTGCTGACACTTACTGTGTACTTGTGGAACGTGCCGTTCTTACCCTCAATATCCTTACGCCAAATCTTTGCTTTCTTTGCGCTTACTTCCATTATTTAGCCCTCGCTTTCTCTTGTATTCTCATTAACGCATAGTCAAGTTCCTTGCCCTGCATTTCATCAACGGATTTAAACTCTTTCTTAAAGTGCTTGCTCATTGCGAGCAGATACACAACTGTGTCTGTATCCGTGACCTCAATCAGCCTTTTGATTTCAGTCCTCTTCATCTCGTCATCAATCTGTGCGCTTGCAATCTTGTCAGGGTCTTCGCCAGTAGGGATTGCAAATGTGCGCAGGAGCAGATATTTAAACGAGTATGTCATCGCCTTGCCAACACCCTTGTCCTGCGTGTCAGCACCCTGACCGCTTGATGCAAGGTCGATGTAATCTGTCGGGTCATCGACATTGACCATACGATACGTTGTGTTCGTAGTGGTGATGTTGCCGTCCTTAATGACGTCCTGCTTAATCGGGAAGACTACAAGCCCCTGCTTGATTAACTCCTTGCGTACTGTAGTCGTAACCTTTTCTTCTGACATCGCCTTGTATGATGTCTGTCCGTACTTAACGGCATCGTCTTTGTTGAGGTACTCAATCGCTTTCATAACCTCAAGGATTTTCAGATAAATATTAGCCATCGTGTTTCTCCTTTCCGTACTTTTCTTTCCAAGCCTTTATTGCTTCGGCTCTCGGAATAAACTCACACTCCCAAGCCGTACAGCCGTTGTCGTAGGTGTGTGTCGGCTTTGCGTATGCGCAGTTGTCGCAGTCCCTATCCATCGTGTTCATCTCCCTCTGTAATCAGCGTGTATATAGCGAATCTCGGTTCTGTGTCATTCAGTTCCGTCTTGATAGCGTAGCCTGCCTTGCGGAGCTTGCAGATAAGTGCCGCAAGTCTGAAGCTGTTGAATGCGGTCAACGCTTCAAGCGGTGTTATTGAGCCATTGCGCTTCAGGTAATCGAGGCACATCTCTGTGTGCGTCTTCTCCTTGTCGTAGTGTGCTTTGCTATAATCATTAGCTCGTTCGTATCTCTCGTATGTGTATGCCATTAATCGTCACTCTCCCATCCATCTAATAAGGCATCATCTCTTGCCATCTCTCGCCTGAACTCATCCCATTGGACTCTTCTCTGCTCTTCAGAGAACTCTACGTTATCAGCATATGTGTAATATTCATCCCACAGACTTGGATATGAGTTCTCGAATATGTCCATAAAGGATATTTCGGGGTCATCAAGGCACATATTCCTTAACGGACACTCTGCGCACCCCTCGTGGTCACGAATGTTCTCGCAGGATTCAAACATTAAATCAATACATCTACTTGTTTCCCTTGCGTCCTTTAACATTGCGTTCCTCGCTTTCTATAAGTTCCTTGAGTTCTGCTGTTGTCAGCCCGTAATACAGCATCTCTGCTTTCTCAAATGCGCGTACAACGCATCTTTCAGTCTTGTCGAGTGGCATCCTGCCACTTTCTTCAATGCATCTCATTAAGAGTACGAGCTTGCGAACCTGCTTATTGATAGCCAGTTCTGATGTTTTGTCGTATCTCTCGCCCGAAAACCAGTTTGCTTTCGGGAACACTTCCCTATTGTTCAACTTCTCGCTCACTCCCATTGCGCACCATCCTTTCATCTTCTGTTTCTGTCGGTTCATAGAACCGAACGCTTCTGCCTACCCTGACAAGTTTCAACTTGCCCTCTCGTGCTAATCGGTACACCGTCTTTGGGTGTATCTGTAGCTGTTCGGCTAACTGTTTTGCTGTTAATAGCTTCATAACGCACCACCCGCAAAATTATTCATCGTCCTCAATAACTGCTTTGTTAGGTATCGGCTCTCCATTTTTAATGGCGATTTCCCGTTTTTTTCTGAAATATGGGTCGTTGTAGTTGTACCCAATCGCAGGATTATCCGTTCCGTATTTTTCCATAAATTCGTGTTCCGCTTGCCTGCCCACAAAACTACCGTCAACGAATGTGTCATACTCTCCCAAGTCAAAATACTCATACTCTTCGCCGTATTCGTTGAAATCTTCTTGCATAAGCTCATTAGGGTGTTCGCCCCGCCTTAATACCCACAGATGTTGCATAATCCTTTCAGGAATATGTTGCTTTGTTGACCCAACATATATGCGCCCCGTCTTTTTGTGCTGTATTGCATAAACTCTGTAATCCATTAGCATAATCTCCTTGTATCATTTCAAGATACAGACTTTGTAAAAAAAATATCCATAACCTGCTTGCGACTCAATTTGTATCTGTCGCGGATAAACTCGATTTCGGATTTAGTGAACTCGCCGCCCTGCTCGTTTAGCTTTGCGCTAAACCTCGATAGGCTTAAGCCCATTGCGTCTGCAAGGACTTTCTGACTGCCATCGTTGGCGACTATCAATCCTTTGAGTGCTTGCTTATTCATATTACACCCCCTTTCCTATATCTTGTATCTTTGCAAGATACAACCACTATCCATACTATACACATAGTTCTGTATCTTGTCAAGATATTTTTTCTTGCTATTCGGGAAAAGTTTTGCTATCCTATATATAGAAAAGGGAAGAAAGGGGGTCGAGGCGATGAAGACGGCAGAGAAAATAAAAATGCTACGCACCCAAAAGGGTATGACGCAGGAAGAACTTGGCAAGAAGTGCGGGCTACAAAGAGCGGCAATAAATAAGTACGAAAAAGGAACGGTAGTGAACATCAAGCGAAGTGTGCTACAGAGCCTTGCTGATGCTCTTGGGGTAGCCCCCGTCGATTTGCTTGACGATGAGGAATCCATTTTTATAAATGAGCAAGGAGAGGTGTATGGCGTGTCTATGTTCTCACATAGCGAACAAATCAAAAGGCTTCTGCAATATGTAGAAAAGATGGATGCGGTGAAGACCGAACTGCTTATATCAGTAGCAAAGAGTTTTACAGAGTCGGATGATTAAGGAAAGGATAGGTGCAAAATGATAGAGTATTTGAGTAAGGGTAAAGCTAAACTTGTAGTGTCCGTGGGGTCGGGTGCAACACGCAGACGTAAAGCAAAGACTGTAACGTACACATCAAAGAAAGAACTTGCGGAAATGCACCGCAGGTTTGAAGACGAAGTTAGACATAATCCGTATGTTGATACAACGGTAGCTGAACTTATCGACCACTACATCGAGAGCAAGAAGATTGTCGGGCTAAAAGCTACTACGGAGCGCGGCTATACCGTGGCAAAGGAGCGCATTATTTTGGCTATGGGCGAACTTAAAGCCCGTGAGGTAACTCCGTATCAGGTAGAATGCTTCGTGGCTGATATGACGAAAGCGTACAAGCCGAAGACGATTCACAACACCATCGGTCTTATGAACGCCGCATACGCTCACGCCGTTAAGACGGGTCAGCTTGCCAGTAATCCGTGCCAGTACATTGACCTGCCGAAGAAGCAGAAGCCTGACATCAAGATATTCTCTGAACACGAGATGTTGGCGTTCTTCAGAGCATTATCAAACGAGCGCATAGATTATAAGGTAGCTTATGAACTGTGTCTGTTATGCGGTATGCGTAGGTCTGAAGTCCTCGGTCTGAAAGAGAGCGACATCAACATACCGTTCCGCTGTGTGACCGTAGCGCACACAAGGCATCGTGTTAACGGCGAGAACATCGAGCAGGATACCAAGACAGAACAGTCACACAGAACGCTCGCCCTGCCTGATGTGGTTGTTGAGGACATTAAAGTCCTTATCAAAACACACGACCGCCCGTACAAGCATACGGATTATCTTATTCAGGACGGCTTCGGTCAGCCGATGAACCCGTCCGTCCTGACCAATCACATACACGACATTGAGGATGCCGCAGGTCTTCCGCACATCAGCGTCCACGGTCTTCGTCACACGTTTGCTTCGATGCTGAACAATGCAGGCGTGGACATTGCGAGAATATCCCGTGAGCTTGGTCACTCCAATATCGGCACGACTCTCGGTGTGTACACTCACGTTTTCGGCGGGGCTACGGCATCGTCAAGGGGCATAGCAGATGCGCTGAATGAGAAAGTTGCCCCTACGTTGCCCCTCAAGGAAAAAGAAAAACCGCTGATTTCAGCGGTTTGATTGGCGGAGAGAGAGGGATTTGAACCCTTTATTATAGTAAATAGTAGGGAACGGCAGACCTCAACAAGAGTGTAAAATCGTTGGAATTTCAACGCCAACACGCTCAACACGTTGGAAACACACGCGTGCGTTGGATACGCACGTTCGTGCGTTCTGCCCCTAAAAGGACTCTCGATATGTTATAATATAATAGTAGAAAGGAGAAAGCAATGACGGAATGTAAAGGCTATATGTGGTGCATTATAGGAGATTGTCTACACTTTAAATGCGATGGCGTGTGGGTAAGGTGGCGAATCCATTATAGCGAAAGGAGTGAATGATGGCGAATAATAGATTGTACCTTAAATGCCCGTTCTGTGGCGAGTGCGTTCTATTAGGGAAAAGTATGGGCGCAAATTTCGATACGCCCTACACGGGCGACCCACCGAAGTATGAAGAGCGCATATACGAGTTCTTTCAAAAGCATTGGGAGTGCTACATATATAGTGGCTTGAAGCTCGATGTTGACGGCGGAATATTTACTCTCGAAGACGAGCAAGGCACTTATGAAAGCGACACTTTCGGAGGGGACGAAAAATAGGCAAGCGAAAAGGCGGTGGGTAGCCGCCTTTTCTTTTGTTGGATAGGTGCGTATGAGTACACGAGTAGGGCATTCATACACGATGTAAGGATTATATCACAGATTCCAAACAAAAGCCACAATTTTCAAGGTATCATAATACCTTTTTCCAAAAAAAGTCGCTTAAATCGAAAATAAACGCCTCGCCCCCTGAACCCCAGTAATTGCAAGGGGTTCAGCGAATTTTTTCTTTACATTGACTCCATTCTGTCTGCAAGGCGCTCGATTTCACGCTTAACGCTCTCGTCAGGCGCTTCTTCCATCATTTCACGGAGTCTGCGTGACATTTCAGACGCATCTCTTGAGGTGAATCTGCCCATTCTGTCGCGTCCTCTGCGGTAGCTACGGTCGCCATCGTAGTAATAACCGTCGTTTGAGTATCTAAAGCGCTCCGACTATGAAGTCAAGGCGCAAATTCTACGCAATATTTACGCAATCAAAGGCGTGCCGCTACCTAAAAGTCTTTGTTCATTGTTTGCCTTTCTTAATTAGCCTAACGATACAAACCAATAGGCTTGATCGCTTACGTTAGTCGTACCACTAACCGTTATCGCTTGCCCTTTACTTGCAAAGTGCGCTGTTTCAAAAAAACCGCCTGCAACTTGATATCCGTCTGCCATATTAGGGGACACATTGGATAGTTGCACATACGCTCGTCCCGTACTCTGTGCTCTTACCCTCGCCAACAACAGTCCGTTTGTTGGTGGAGTGAACGGTAAGGTGATGGATTTCATCTGCATCGCAGTTTTCATTATCGTGCTTGTTGCCATAATCATGGCGCTGGGTTAATTCCATATTACGCACATATTTATAGTCGTATACCCGCTAACGTCCTCTCCACTGTTCACCTTAACATCACCTCCAGTGGTGACATACACTTGGATGACTTTGGCGGTCTTGCCGCTGCCCGATACGGTAGCCTCTACAATGTATGGTACCGATGGGCGAAAACCCTCGGGCGTAGTTGCGAACGTGTATTGCGAAGCAGGTATGCCGTATGCTCTTGTTGCGAAGAATTTAGCGGAGACCACATCACCGACTTTGCTTAAATCGTTTACATCTATAGTGTCGTAATACCAGCCTGGGTCTCCGAACTGCGAGCGACTTACTTGTGCGTTCATTGGTATCTTACTTGTCGCCATTCATATCTCGGCGTATTACGCCTCAACCCCCGTTTCTTCTACTGGCTCTTCCACAGCCTTTACCCAAACCTTTGTCTCATATGCGAGTCCAGTATCGCCGTTTATGACCTGTGCGAAAACGTAGTCCGTACCTTCCTCATGTCCGAAAGCATAAGCACCGAGATATGCGTAGTAGGACTGTTCTGCATCATCGAGCGCATCCTTGACCACAACGCCTTTGGTTACTGTTCCGTTTGTTCTTTTGACCTGTACTAAGAAAAACATATCTTCTCCTTTACTGTTTTATTGCAAGATATAACGTAGCGGTAGTCGAACCGCTTATTGAGCCGCTTATGTTGAGTTCACCAGCCGAAGTGGTAACAGTCCAATCACCAGTCTGTGCTGACGGTGTACCGAGTTCAGCTTTGATGCAAACGTGGTCTGCGGTCACTGCCGATTCATAGAATGTCGCTGGCAGAGACGAGAACGAAGCCAAAGTGACCACAAGCGCCTTGAGTGACTCTATGTCGGGCTTGTTTGCGATGTACGCATCTGCCGTACTGTCTGTCTGATTCCAGTCGGACTGCACATTGACTTCTGCTCCTGCCGCAATGCCTGACAGTTTCGTCTTCTCCGTTGATGTGTAGTTGTTGTCCGTGTGAACATAACTCGCATCAGCCACAAAGTTCGAGTCGTTCGTCAGGTCACTCGTCTTCGACGGGATTGACGTGGTATCAGGCAATGCCCCGACTTCACTTGCCGTATAAGTAGGCTTGCTTGACTGCTTCGCCCAACTTGGTACTGTCGGGTCGGTTTCCGTGAAGCTCGTCAGATAGCCCGCATCGTTAGTGAATGCACTCACGTTGGTAGGCTTGTTGAGAATCTTCGCATCGCCCGATGTAGCGTTCCAGTCCGACTGGACATTCGGCTCTGCCTGATTCCAAGTGTACTTCTCGCCCGTTGTTACGAGTGATACCGCAGTACCACCGCTTGCCGCCGTCTTTGACTCATAGGTCGTATCCGTAGCGCTGATGACATTGCTTGCGCTTATCTGTACGTTAGTGCCTGCCGTGTACGTCTTGCCCTCGTCTGTCCACGGCACGTTGACTGATAACTTGCCGTTGGCATCAGGGTTGACGGCGTACTGTCTTCCGCTCGTCTGCGTTATCGTTTCTGACGCTTCTGTCGAATAGGTGTCCGATACAAGGTCAGCCTTAATCGTACCGCTCGATGTGATAGCGCCGCCCGTCAGACCTACTCCCGTGTCTACGGATGTGACCGAGCCTGAACCCTGACCGTTTTCGCCGTTCTTCACTTGAAAGGTCGTCGTAGTGTTATCGCTGAAAAGAATGGTGTAAGTGTCAGTTAGACCTTGTGAACCAGTCTTCGTGACAGATACTATGGACGTTCCAGTATCGCCCTTATCGCCCTTGATGGAGTCGATGTTTTGCCACGAACTGCCATCTTTTACTTTTAGTACAGCCATATACTGCTCCTTTAATGTTTGCCTAAATGCCTAAATAACTTTTCTTGTGTT